CCTCCGGTTCGCGCCAGGTCTGGCCAAGGTCCCGAACGGCCTCCGCCTGGAAATGCTGCGCTCCCTCACCCGTGGCGAAAAGCATGCCGAGCAAGACGGGCATCGCGCAAAGGCCGCGCAGAAGTGGCCGGAGGAGCACATGCTCGAGGCCGCGTGGAAGATCATCGCGAATGCCTTTGAAGGAGACTGGTCCAAGGCTCCAGCCGGCTGGCGCGAGGCTGCTATCCGTTGGGGCGAATCGTTCCATCAGCAGATCGCCATTACGCAGGGCGACATCTCCGACGGCCCCGGAAAGGACGGGAAATGAGCGAGGAAACTGCCGAGGTGCCCGCCAGCCCCGAACTGCGCATGCTGATGGTTTTGGAGCTGCGCGGAGACGCGAACCGCTTCGCGCAGACTGGCGGGTGGATCGCAGTGCGAGAGAGCGTGGAGAGGACGTGGAACGCCGACACGGCCGGCGTGGGGCCTGCCGGGCTATCCCTTATCGCCCTCTATTCGCACCACGGCGTAGAGGGCACGGCAGCCGCGCAGGATATGGAGCGCAGGCTCCGTAGCGCGCGGACGGAATATCCCCTCGTGCGCCGGATGCCCTCAGAGTCCGCGCTGCGGGTTGTGGCGGCTGCCGAGGAGTTTATCTCCCATATCGGAACGGGCTCCCTGCTCGGCCCTGGCATTAATGCCCTGAAGGCCGCAGTAGACGCGCACCGCGCCAACAAGGATCGCTGCCCGGAGGAGACCGTCGGAACGCCTCCGCTTATGGAGATGCGCGTGGAGAAGGGTGCTTATGCGGACCCGAAGCCGATCGTCGAGCAATATCTGCGGAAGGTACTGGACTTTTCCGGCGATGAAATCGGGGCGTCGCAGGACGAGCGTCTGCTGGAGAAGCTCGGAGCCCTGGCGGACGTGAAGCTGACGCCGGAGAACGAGAAATACATCAAGTACATGCGCCTGCAGGTCTATGGCACCGACGAGGAGTTGCCCACCTACTGGGCTCTGATGCACATGTCCCGTCCGGACTTCGACACCTGGCGAGAGAAGCTGACGCGGAAGGCCTGGGAGGAGATCGAGAACAAGTCATATCGCGTCGCCTCCAAGGCGCAGGCTCCGCAGGTGAAAGAAGCGCAGGCCTTCGTGCGGGGCAGAATGAACGGCACCATCACAACCTAATACCGACCGGAGGCAAAGCGTGGAAAAGGTCAAGCGCGGTCGGCCGGATGTACTTTATGACGGCAGCGGGACTAGCGGAGATCCGACCGTAATTAGCTTTGACCCGGGTGGCGTAACGGGATGGGCAGTATCCTCTGTCCATCCCGTCGCTGTCCGCAAAGCCAAATACGCGATTATGGACAACGTTTCGCACTTCGCGTGCGGACAATTTGTGGGGACTGAATTCGATCAGGTTGATGCGATGCTGGAGCTGTGCAAGCGTTGGCCCGGAGCGGCTGTGGTCACTGAGAAGTTTATCCTTCTCAATCCGTCCTCCTCCGAAATGCTGCTCTCCCCGGTACGCCTTAATGCTGCCATGCGCTACGCACTGGGGCGCAATCGCAGGGTGCACAATCAGATGCCCGCGCTAGCGAAGACAACCATTACTGACGCTCGGCTAAAGGATATGGGGTACTACGAGCGCACTATTGGAATGGAGCACGCGCGCGACGCTGTCCGGCATAACCTGACATTTTGGCGGAGGATTAAGACCCAATATCCGCTTAGGAAGCTAGTTTTTCCTGCGTTAGCCTAGGCTAGATCCCTCCCGCAGGCTTGCGCGTACCCCCGGAGGCAGAACATGGCGGACAGTGAGTAAAGGGAGGGCCATTGCGCCCTTCCATCGCTCTGCACACATATATCACGGAATGGGCTGGTCGCCGCTTCCGTTGAAAATAAAGGAGAAGTCTCCCGTACCGACGGAGTTTACGGGCGCATCTGGCAAGTACGTTGACGAACTGCAATTGAAAAGGTGGCTGCACGGGGCGGAGGTCCATGTCGGCAATATGGTGTATCTGCCGGGCAACGTGGCCCTTCGCCTGCCGAAAGGCGTCATCGGCATAGACGTCGACACGTATGACGGCAAGAAAGGAGCGGAGACCCTAGCGACCGCTGAGGAGCGCTGGGGCCCCCTCCCCAACACGTGGGTGTCTACGTCCCGGCATGGCACGGGCTCTGGCATTCGGTTCTTTCGCATTCCCAAAGGCCTAGCCTGGCCAGGTCAGGTGGGCCCAGGTATTGAGATCGTCCGCTGGGATCACCGCTATGCCATGGTCCACCCGTCTATTCACCCGGAGGGGCGCGTATACGAGTGGGTCAACCCCAAAGGCAAGGTGACCCGGGAGTACGCGCCTGCGCCCGGAGAGCTACCCAAACTCCCTAAGGCCTGGGTCAAGGGCCTAACGGAGGGGAAGAAATGGGAGGCCCGCGCAACGGTCGACATGGACGCCTCCCAAATGCAAAACTGGTTGTCGGACCGGCCGGAGCCCGACGACCCCTGCGACAGCATGCGCGCGCACGTCCGCAGGTCCAAGTTGGCCGTTATGGAGGCGGGACCGGACGGGGGCGCACATGAGGCTGCCCGTGACGCTACCTGGGGCGCCCTGCGGGACTGCGGTATGGGGCATGCCGGCATCTCCTGGGCCCTGGCACAAATGCGCAAGACCTTCCTGGCAGCCGTCGGAGCACGGCGCGGGGAGCGCCAGGCCAAGGGAGAGTGGGCTCGCCTAGTCCAGCAGGGCATTGAAAAGGTGGCTGCGGAGTCTGACCTTTCCAACGATGACCCCTGCGTGGAGATTGCCTCCGGCAAGGTCACCGTGCAGAAGTCCGACGGCACCTCGGATGCGCTCGAACTCTCCGAGCAGGGCAACGCGGAGCGCCTAGCTGCCGTGGCGGATGGGCGCCTGCTCTACCTCTCCGACAATGAATCCTGGCGCGTATGGGACAGCAAGACTGGCCTTTGGGAAGACGACCAGACCCTGCAGCGGGAGCGGTGGGCCTATGACTCCGTCAACCTCCTCAAGCCCTATCTGGAGGATGAGGCGGTAGAGCCCGACTTCCGAGGAGCAATCCGCAAGCACATTCGTCAGGCTGAGAAGATCGGCGGAATGCGCGCGGCTCTGGAAATGATTAAGGCCCGCCCCGGGCATTACGCTGCGTTGTCCGACTTTGACAGTGACCCGGAGATCCTGGCGTGCAGTAATGGCCTCCTCCGGCTAACCCCCACGGGAGGCGTATTTCGTAATCTCCTCATGCGTGACGACCGGATAACCCTCACCACGGGAGTTCCCTATGACCCCAAAGCGCAGAGTGTCCTCTGGGACGATTTCCTCTCTACGGCGCAGCCCGACCCCGAAGTGCGTGCATGGCTCTGTCGGCTTGTCGGGTACTCCCTCCTCGGGCACAACCGATCCCGGAAGATCATTATGTGCCTGGGGCCCACCACTACCGGCAAGGGTACTTTCGTCGAGGCGATTTCGTCGGCTCTGGGAAAGTATGCTGGTCCGTCTAATCTGACCATCTTCCGCGACAATCAGGATGAGAGACCGCGTGCAGACCTCGCGGCAGCCCTGCCTAAGCGCATCATATTCTGCGACGAGGCCTCGCATTCGTGGAAGCTGCACCCCGACCAGATTAAGCGCTTGACCGGTGCGGGGGTTATCTCTGCCCGTAAACCGTTCGCCAAAGCGCCTGTGGAGATGCTACCGGCCTTCACGCCGTGGCTGATGACGAACTCCGTGCCCTCCATAGAAGGTGCGGACCTCGCCACTCGTCGTCGGCTTCTGGTGGTGCCTTTCAATATTCCAATCCTCCGGGCGGATACGAATTTCGCGCAGGAGCTAGCGCGCACGGCGGGATCGGCAATCCTGCGGTGGGCCCTGGACGGGTACGCGGATTACTGTCGTATGGGGGACGTGGAGGCGCTCGAAACTCCCGAGGGCGCCAGAGAGGCCACATCCGAGTTCGTATCTTCCATGTCAGAGCTGGACTCTTTCATCGCGGAGTGCTGCACGACAGGTCCTTCTGCCAATAGTCGACCTGCGCCTTTGGCGGAGGCTTGGAGTAGTTGGCAGGACACGAACGGGACGCAGGCTCGAGACAGAATGACCGCTCGACAGTTCGCTTTGGCGTTAAATGCGAATGGGTATCCTTTGCAACCAGTCAGGGATGGTACCGGGTCGGTTGTCAAAATTAGGGTGGGTTTGGCTCTTCAAGACAAATGGGCCAAGATGTTCGAGTGAATTCTGCAACCCTTCCTACCTGCGGAGGAGGGTTACAGGGCTGAAAAGTGTTTCTCTTCGTTTCGCTTCTGTAACCCTCCTCGAATGTCGACAAAAAATGAGTTTTGCCTGGCAGATATATGTCATGTAACCGTTGTAACCATTGTAACCATTCTTTTATATAACTTGTCCCTTACGCGATCGCGCAACGACGTGCGATCGCGCACTCGACCGCATGCGATCGTGTGCCCGCAAGTTGGGGGCACTTTTGCCGGAGAATGGTTACACGATCAGAAGCCTAGGAGGAGATGCAATGAGTAGGTTTGCAGATTCGAATGATCTAGACCCTCGGCATGAGTGGTATCCGGCCCCCGCAAGCAAGTCTGATACAGAGAACGGGTTGCCGCTTGTGGGGCCTGCGGCTGTCGAGGCTAGAGTCGCGGAGGCTTGCGTCGGATGCGGGGAGTGCCCGCCTATGCCGTTCATGGCGGTAGAGTTGGTGAGGGGGCCTATCTGCGCGCAGTGCGCTCATAAGGCGTTCCGGGCTCTGGTGGTCGACGGGCTCGTGATTGATAAGCGATCTCGAGTGACAATTGAAAATGGGATTGTTCGGATCTCGACTGAGGGAGCGTGAAATGGCACGGAAGATGAAGGACTCTGAATTTGGCGGGGGCAGTGGACTCATTCAGAAGCACAACCTCGACAATGGCACACTTGAAAGTTATGAGGAAGTTTGGTCGATATATGCCTCTGACCCGAACTCCTCTGACGAGCCAGATGCTCGACGAGTTGGAGATCCTGAGAGCTACGTTTCGAAGGCGCCTGCTCCGTCCGGCGTGCCTCCCGTTGACCCCGTTACTGGCGCCTAGATTCAGCGCCCCTAGCTCCATCCCTGACGCTGGCAATACGGCCAGGCGTACATCCGGCAGGGTTTACCCCTGCCAATTCGGCTACGGACAGATGAAGGTGGAATGATGGCCCGCGACGCGGAGGGACGGAAGATCCCGAAGAAGGGGAAAGCCAAAGAGCCCGAGAAGGTTCGCCGGCCCAAAGCTACGGCGGAGCAGAAGGCGAAAGTCGTAGAGATCATGACTGCGCAGGCTCGTCGTAATGGGGAGTACGGGCACACCCAGAATACGCCTCTCGACCTAGGCGGGGCACCGGGTACCCCGGGCATTGGGAAGGAGCGGTTCGCCTCCCGGGAGGGCGAGCGGCTGCTATTCATAGCGACCTACGACGATGGCACCAAGGAGGAACATTGGTTGGCGTGCCCTCCGGACGGGAAGCGCTGCACGGGCACGATCAAGAATGGGCCCTACACCGGTCAGAGGTGTCGTCGCCTTTCGCTGCTCGGTGCGCGGGTCTGCCCGTCGCACGGCGGTATGCTGCCGAAGGTGAAACGCGCGGCTGAGATGCGCCTCCTCGCTGGGGCGGATCTGGCAGTGCAAGCACTCCTGCACATCGCGTTCGTGAAGGACGACGTCTCTGACGCGGACCGGCTACGGGCCGTAGTGGCCCTCCTGGACCGCGCGGGACTGACAGGCAAGGAAACGGTCACCCTCGAGATTAAGCCCTGGCAGGCGGCCATACAGGCCCTCGCGGACAACGCCGGTGGCAAGAAGGCCCTGAAGTCCGGCAAGGGTAAGCACAAGGTCATAGACGCGGACGATGATGACGTCACAGAGGTGGGCGACTTCTCGGGCTGGAAAGACCCCAATCCCAGGGAGAGGTAATGAAGAAAAGTGAGAAGCTGCGCCTGTTAGCGCGGATCACCCGGGCGGAGGCGGATGAGTTCGACAGTCCCAAGGATTCGGGCCTGCTCGCGGATCTGTTCGATGAAGCCGCCGCGCAGTATGACGAGGGGGCAGACTGGACTCCTCTGGCCGGCAGTGTTTGGGCCATGTGCTCCCGCCTGCACCTCGGCAAGGGAGACTGGCGGAAACTGAAAGAGGAGCTAGAAGGGGCTGATGTGTGATGCGGGATCAATTCGAGCTTGCGGTGTCGCGGCTGGGTAAAACGCTCGGGAATTGGAATGACAGCGTGCACGGGCGCGCGTACCCAGAGGGCATAAACTCCGGCCTCTGGCGATTTGTTGATCGCATTGCTGCCCGGCTGTACACGTACGGTGAAAGGTAATGACGGCCAAGGTCATACCGCTCGAGATTCGGGACAGCTATAACGCCGGAATGGAAGCGGATCATAAGACCTCTACGGGGCACGAGACCTATCACATGAAGGACTGGAATGTGGTGCTGTCTTGGCATTGCGTCCAGTGCCCCGCACGTGGCGACGCGAAGTACTGCACGGCTGAGTCCGCAGAGGAGAGGCAATGAACGACGAAGCGGCAGAGTTGTATGAGGCGTATCGGCAGTCGTTGGCCAAGTCGGGGCACATCCGTTGCCGATGTATCGCACCGCATGCCGAGCCGTGGGAGGCGCTGTCAGCCCACGAGCGAGACGCGTGGCATGCTGTCCTCTCTCGGTCCTACGAGCAGCGGTAAGGGGAGAGGCAATGGACCCGCAGGTTGAGAAGGCCGTAACGGCTGCGCGCGTCAAGATTCAGGAGGGCATTGACGACATGTCGAATGCCAACCCGCAGGCGCCCATAGGGGTGCAGACTTCGTGGGTCCTGATCGTTCACGAGGTCGTCTACGTGGACGAGGAGGCCTATGAGGGGGACACGCGCGAGAGGTCCATGTACTGGATGGACACAATGCACGGGAGTCAGGCTCCGCACGTCTCTTATGGCCTCCTGTACGCAGGGCTGCAGCGCACGAACATGGCGAACCCCAATGACTAGGGGAACGCGCGTTGACTTCGGCATCGCCCTGATTATCCTGGGACTGGTTCTGGAGCTAACCGGAGGGCTTTGGATTGGCTTCATCGTGAACCTTGCCGGCATCGGCCTCCTCATTTCCGCAGGGAGTCCGGATGGGGAAGCGTGAGGAGAGGCAGCGCAAACTACTCGCCATGCTGCAGAAGCAGATGTGGAGGCAGGCTAAGTGGAAGCCTCATGCCCTGCAGAAGACTGTCCTCAAAGACACTGCGCGTAACCAGGTCCTGGCGGCCGGCAGGCGCTTCGGCAAGACCGAGGTCGGAGGGCAGAAGCTGGTGCCCTACGCATTCTCGGCACTGGCGGAGCTCGAAGAGCTAAAGAGCAGGCGTAAGAGTCGCAGATACTGGATCGTTGGCCCGGAGTACACGGACAGCGAAAAGGAGTTCCGGGTCCTCTACGACACGCTGAAGGCGCTAGACGTGCCCTTCGACCGACCGGGCACATACAACAATCCTCAGACCGGAGACATGCACATCTCCCTGTGGGGAGGCAAGTTCATTGTCGACGCGCTCTCCGCCAAGCACCCAGAGACCCTGGTCGGCGAAGGGCTCTCCGGCGTCGTGCTCTCCGAGGCAGCGAAGATTCGACCATCCGTATACCCCAAGTACATCCGGCCTGCGCTAGCGGACTGGCAGGGGTGGACGTATATGGGGTCCACGCCGGAGGGGCGAAACTGGTTCTATCGGATGTGGCAAGCGGGGCAGGACCCAATGCGCCCGGACTGGAATTCTTGGCGAGCGCCTTCCTGGTTCAATCCGTACGTGTACCCAAAGCAGAAGTTCCTCGGCACCAAGGGCGACATGGCGATGGAACTTCTCATCGGCGCCATCCGGAATCGAGACATACCTCGCCAACTCCCGCCTGAGAGCCCGCTGCACGCGTTCGTCAACGCGGAGACGTACGAGCGCATCGTGGGCGAGACATGGGAGGCTATGGGGGCTGCGCTAGGGATTGACCCGGAGATCGTGTCTATGGCCCTGGACCTCTCTACGGAGCTATTCAAACAGGAGATCTGGGCGCAGTTTAATGAGTTCGTAGGCCGGGTCTTTAAGGACTTTGACGAGACGATCCACGTCGGGGACTTCGCCCTAGACCCCACCTGGAAGACTTACGCCGCCATAGACTATGGCTTCACCAACCCGTTCGTTTGGCTGCTGATCCAGGTGGACCCGTTTGATGAGAACGTGCGCGTCCTGGGGGAGTACTACGAGACGGGGCGGACTACTGGCGAGGCGGCTATCGAGATCCGTAGCCGAGGGCTTATGCCGGCCTCGCTGCTTGGAATGTACCCAGATCCTGCGGAGCCCGATCGCAGCAAGGAATTGGCCAACCTCCTGCAGGTGCCCGCGTTCGGTCATACAGGCGGACCGGTGAAGGACCGGATTGACCTCATTCGGGCGTGGCTCAAGCCAGATCCCAAGGTGGCGCATCTTGGCATTGATCATCCGGAATGGGTGCCGCGCCTGCAATTCAATAGGCCATGCAAGAACTGCATTCGAGAACACAGTGTGTACCGCTATCCCAAATCCGCAGAGGAGGCAGCCGAGGCAGGCCGGGACGCGCCAGAAGAGCCTATGAAGCACGATGACCATACGCCGGAGGCCCTCGGCCGTTTCATGCGGGGGCATTTCGGTGCCCCGTTCATAGACGATCAGGCTCCGGCTCGCCAACGCAAGGCAAGGCTGGGCGGATAAGCCAGGTTAGGCTAGCGCACCGAGGAGGGCTAAATGGCCACTACGATTACCAAATACAATTCCGTCATATCCACGCTAGGCAGGCCCATGCCGGCGTGGGTGACAGACGAAGATGACCAGGTGCGCATCGCTGCGTACGACGCCTACGATGACATGTACGGCAACGCTCCGCAGACGTTCCGCGTCGCCATGCGGGGCACCAACGACAAGCCGATATACGTGCCCTCTATGAAGCGGATCGTGGAGGCCACCAACAGGTACCTGGGAAAGGGCTGGGCTTGGGTAGTCTCCTCCGCAGGCGCCAACGAGCTCGACACCTCTAACGCCACGGCGTGGCTGACGCAGCTTTGCGCGGCCTCCAGGATGCCTTCGAAGTTCTTCTCTTTCAAGAGGAACATGGTCAAGAAGGGCGATGGGATCTTCCACGTAGTGGCGGACCTCGACAAGGCAGCGGGACAGCGAATCCGCGTGCTGGAGCTCGACCCGCGCACGTACTTCCGCATTGACGACCCGCGTGACCCGGAGCGCCTCCTGGGGGTCTATATCGTCAACCTGATCACGGTCGGCACCACGTCAAAGACGACCGTGGCAATGCGGCTGGAATACCGCTACATGCAGCCCGACGCGCAGGGGAACTCGGAAATCGGTAGCCGTCTGACGTTCTGGGAGGAGAACGGCTGGGACGACAGGTGGCCGGGACACCCAGACCTGAAACCCGTTCCGGTGCCAGACGACTGGGCGGACGACCCGCTGATTCATGGGATCATCCTGCCTCCGTCCGTGACCAAGTTGCCTGTCTATCACGCCGTCAACAATCGCCAGGACGAAGATCCGTGGGGCACCTCGGAGGCTGCCGGCATCGAGACTCTTATCGCCGCCATTAACCAGGGCGCCTCCGACGAGGACATCACGCTAGCCCTGCAGGGCCTGGGCATGTACATCACCAACTCCGCCGCCCCGGTAGACGAGGAGGGCAACGAGACAGACTGGATCATCAGTCCCGGATACGTGATCGAGCTGAAGGGCATCGACAAGAAGTTCGAGCGCCTTGACGGGGTCCGTACCGTGCTCCCGTTCCAGGACCATCTCGACTATCTGGGAAATCAGATGGACGCGTCGTCCGGAGTGACGGCTACGGCGGTCGGCAACGTGGACGTGAGCGTGGCAGCGTCCGGCGTAGCCCTGCGCCTAGACATGGCGCCTATCCTCGCCAAGAATGAGGAGAAGGAGACGGAGCTAAAGGGGGTCATGAACGAGATGATGACTGACCTTCTGGCCATGTGGGCTCCGGTCGACGGTGTTCCGCAGGGAGACGGGTTGGTCGTTACATGCTCCTTCTCGGACCCGCTGCCTATCGACCGGGCTGCGGTGATCCTGGAGGTGACGAACCTGGTCAACCTGGGCGTTATGAGCAAGGAGTTCGCCACCGCGTACCTGCAGACGAAGCTGGGGTATCAGTTCCCGGAGGGCATGGCAGATCAGATCGCCAAGGAGCAGGACGAGGAGAGTGCCCGCGTAACCGCCGAGATTGGCGCTAACGGCCCGCAGGGCGGAGACCCTAGCACGGACCCGTTCGCCGACCCCAATGTCGGCAGCGGTGGAGCAGGAGGGGCAGAATGAGCGCGCTATTCCCGCCTACGAAGTACGACATCCTCATAATGGAGGGGTCACGCTACCGGCTGGTCGTGCAGGCGACGTGTGATTGGGAGAACGACTTCACGGACTGGACCGCTTCTATGAAGGTGCGCAACCTGCGCTCCCCCATTTCCGCAGAGCGCGCGGACCTCACGCCGTACGTGTCCTGCGCCCCGTCGGGCACGGCAGCTTTGATCACGCTAGACATTCCGGCCGACGCGCAGGAGATCAACGTTGATGTCTGGCGCACGGGGCAGTACGACATCGTTCTCGTGCCTCCGTCCGGAACCACGCGGACACTGCGCGTGCTGCAGGGGAAGATCGACGTCGACCTAAGCGTGATGCTGTGACGGAGTCAATCTTCACCACGCAGGCTCCCGCGCACACCGACAAGAATGATGCGGCGAGCTACACGCTGTCGTCCCTCTTTTCGTCAGACGTGCGCGGGAACCTGCTAGGCGTCCGGTGGTACTTCCCTGCCACGCTGCCCTCTGGGCCAGTCCTGGGCGGAGTGTTCGCCTACGCCGGAGAGACCTCCACCGACGCGCCCCTGGCGCAGGCTACGTTCGCCAACCCCGTAGCGGGCACGTGGAACGTAGCCATGTTCGCGGAGCCCGTAGAGATTCAGGCCGGAGCCCTGCACTACGCGTCTATCCAGACCCCCGACCACTACGTCTCCTCTGACCACGGGTCGTGGGCCACTATCGCCAACGGGCACCTCACCCTCTACGCCGACAATCAGGCCGGAGGGCAGCGCAACGGGCGGTATTTCCCATTCGCCGTCGGCCTGCAGTACCCAAACGGCAGCGTGGGGGATCTCTATTTCGCGGACGTCATATTCGCGGAACACGTTACGCCGCCACCGATTGACGACGTGCCCGACATCACTGTGAACCTGGCGCCTGCTCGGTATTTCGTCCACATAGCCAGCCCGGAGCTCGACACGGCAGTGCACTCCGGGCTGATCACCACCCACATATCCGGATAGGAGCAACATGGACAAGTTCGCCAAGTGCATCTCCGCGTTCGTGGTTACGTTCGCCACGGCGTTCTATGAGGCGCAGAATGCCCACCTTTCGGCCGGGCGCAGCATCCTTCTGGCGCTAGTCGGCGGCCTGGCAACGGGCGTCGTCACATGGGGAGTCCCCAACAAAGTGGCCACAGAGGTCAAGGAGATCGCGACCGACGCGGGGGCGATCGTTACAGGGTCAGTCTTCTCCCCTGGAGCCGCTCCTGTGGACTCCCCCACCACCATCCTCCCAAGGGTTAAGGGGTAGTCATGCCGGCAGCCGCTCGTCGTTCTCCCGACCCGCGCGAATGGCGGCTGCAGACGTTGCAGGTCGTGAAGCGGAGCGAGGCCGACGTCCAGAAGATCCTGTCGCAGGCACGGAAGGACATCACTCGTCAGCTTCACGCCCTGCAGCTGAAGGACACCATCAGCGCGCAGGTGCGCAGGCGCCAGATAATGCTCGTCAAGCGGGCGGTCGCCAAGGAGCAGGCATCCATCTGGCGGAACTTGGGAGACCTCATTCGCGCACGGCGCATGGATGCTGCGATCCGCGTGATAGAGCTAGGAATGGAATTCGACAGGGATCTATTCCGGGACCTCGGCGGAGTGCACGTCACCAACGCAGAGCTAGCCACGGTCCGCGACGCCGAGGAAGCGGCAGCCCGGAGCGGACTGGACAGGATGTTGGTGCGGGTGAACGGGCAGAGCTACGTCTCGCTTTCGCAGCGGGTCTACACCTCCTCCGTCAACATTGGGAAGGTTCTCGACAATCGTGTCAACTCTGCCCTGGCGCGGAGCCTCTCCGCAAAGGAGTTCGCCAGAGAGCTAGCGCCATACATCAATCCGGACACCCCCGGAGGCATTCGTTACGCCTCTATGCGGCTAGCCCGGACAGAGATCAATAATGCCGCGCACGCGGTCGCAGTTGTCAACGCGCAGGGCAAGCCGTGGATTGAGGGAATGCAATGGGAATTGTCGGGTTCGCATCCCAAGCCTGACGAATGTGACGATTTGGCAGAGGGCGGAGAGAGCGGAAATGGCATCTATGCGGTGACGCGTGTTCCCGCCAAGCCGCATCCTCAATGTTTCTGCTCAATTGTCCCGGTGAGCGTCTCCGACGAGCAGTTCCTGACGAATCTTCTCGGCGGGAATTACGACGACTACGCCTCTCAGTACCTAAAGGCGGCCTGAGATCATACGCCGCTGGCGATGTCGCATTTAGGCTCCGCAGTACATGGCAATATACCATCTAGGGAGTTAGACAATGAGCCAACCCACTGGAGACGGAACGCAGAGCGTCGTCATCCCAGATCCGCAGGGCGGAACGGGTACCGATCCCAACGCAGGTACGACCGACCCTGGCACGGGTACGCCTCCGGGTGAACCTGGCACGGCCAAGACGTACACGCAGGCGGAAATGGACGCCATCATGGCCCGCATGCAAGCTGCGGACCGCACGGCAGCTCAGAAGACTGCAGACCTGAAGAAGATCACCGACGCCCAACTCTCCGAGCAGGAGAAGAAGGAGCAGGACCTGAAAGACGCGCAGGAGAAGGCCTCTAAGCTCGCAGTGCGAGTTCAAGAGCAGGCCGTCGAGAACGCGTTCCTCACGGACCGCACGTATTCCTGGGTCAACCCGGGCAGCGCGCTGAAACTCCTCGACAGGGATGGCGTCACGGTGGACGATGACGGAAAGGTGCAGGGCATGAAGGCAGCCCTGGACAAACTCGCCAAGTCCGACTCGTATTTGATCAAGACCCCCGACGGAGACGACGCCTCCGGAGGTAAGGGCAAGCAAGGCACCACAGGCTCTACCGGGACCAATCGGCAGCACGGGCAAGGCAATGACCGGGCTAAGTGGGAGCGAGACTTCCCAGCTATGCGCGGTCGGGTCTAGCGCAGGGCTGCAACACCCAAGACGAGAAGGAGGAAGCGGCGCATGAGTCGTTTCGACAAGTACGATGGGAACGGCGGAGGCTTTCGGGCGCCTCTCGCCGCCGCCATCATCGCCAGCCAGGTTGGGGTGATTCAGGGAGTCTGGATCAACGGATCTGGCCGAGCAGCGATCGGCGGGGCAGCCGCTGCCTCCGGGATCAAAGGGGTTATCTGCCCCGTTCGCCCCATGAACGTGGGGGAGCCTATCGACTGTATGGTCGACGGCGAAATCGTGGACCTTACGGACTCCACAGGTGCCGCTATCGCAGCGGGCACGGACGTCTTCGCGGCGTTCGCTACCGGGGCCATCACGGTCACCAGCACGGGCTCGCCACAGTACATTGGCCACACGGTAGAGGCCTCGCGCCTCGTCGTGCACGTGGCCCGATAACGGGAGGGAGTAGACATGCCGCACGGTATCATTGCCTCCGGAGACATTCTAACTGCCACCCGCGACGGGCAGGATCTGAATAAGATCTGGAATGAATACGTCGCCATGCTGGAGGCGTTTAACGCCACTCGCCAGCCCCTGATCGACCTCCTCACCTTCAAGGTCACGGACATCATCGAGGATGTCCCGCAGGCTATCGAAGAGGACTTCGAGGAGGCGTCGGAGTTCGGTCTCCCGAAGAGCGTCCGGCCGAACGTCACGATCCAGCAGCGCGCGTTCGACTTCAAGTGGTACGACGTTGGTCGCCGGTGGACGTTCCAGTTCCTCGCCGACGCGACTGCGGCCCAGCTGAACGCCATCACCCAGCAGATCCTGGAGGCCGATAACCGCCTGCAGTTCCGCTTGGTGATGAAGCGCCTTTTCAACAACGTCAACACG